TAGCAAGGACATTAAAGTTGTACGGAGTAAAATAATAAAATGGCACAAGAAACATTAAAAATTACGATAACGGCTGACAATAAACAAGCCGTTCAAAATATACAGGAAACTGTTACTGCCACAACTCAACTAGGTGCTGCTTTTAAGAAAGTAACACCAGCAAGTAATCAAGCTACACAAGCATTGGTCAATGTTTCTAGGGTTGCTCAAGATGCTCCTTATGGTTTTATTGGTATTGCAAATAACTTAAACCCTTTATTAGAATCATTCCAAAGGTTAAAAGAGACAAGTGGATCAGCAGGTTCTGCTTTAAAGGAGATGGCAAAGGGTTTAATGGGACCAGCAGGTATTGGTCTTGCATTAGGTGTTGTTTCATCTTTAGTAGTCGCATTTGGTCCTAAAATAGCAAAGTTTATTAATGGTACGGATGAAGCTAGTGAAGCACAAGATAAGTTTGCAGAAAGTTTAAATAAGGCAAGAGCAAGTGCAAGTGAAAGTGGAATAAAATTACAAGCATACATAAGTATAGCAGATGATGCTACAATAGCAGATGATAAAAGAGCAAATGCTTTAAAGTTTGTTATTGATGAATTAGGTAAAGTAAATAAAGCCTATGCATCAACAATTACAACAACAGACCAAGCAAGAGCAGCAGTAGTTTTATATACACAGGCTTTAGTTGCTCAAGCTATTACTTCAAGATATGTAGATGAGATTGCTGATAAAACAATTAAATTAGCAGATGCTAATAAAAAAGCAATAGCAGCAGCAGAAGAGTATAACAAAACTATTGAGAGGTCTAAGACAATGACTAATGGTTATGTTGATGCTTCAGTAACACAAGCATCAACAATAAACTCAGCTAAAAACGCATATATTGGTGCTGCAAGTGAAGCGGTTAATCTTAATAATTCAATACAAGATTTAAACACATCATTAATTGAAACAATTAAAGGTGCTGCAATAAATCCATTTAATACAGTTACTAATGGAGCAAAAGATTTAGACAAAACTATTCTTAATGTAACTAAGAACTATAAAGAGTTTAAGAAATTAACTCCTGAACAAGTTGGAACATTTATTCCACAAGAAAGAAATGCTTTACCAGCAGCCCCATTAGCACCACAAACACCTATAACTCAAGGACCATCACAAGCAATTTTACAAGCACAAGCTGTAGGACTAGCGGCTACTGAACAAGCTAAATTTAATTATTTATTAAACGAGGCTGAAGTAACTTCTAGATTTCTTGCAGAAGGTCTTGGAAATGTATTTCAAGCATTGCAAAGTGGTGATAATATAGGGGAATCAATTTTAAATGTATTTAAAGATATGGTTTTCCAACTTGCACAAATGGTGGTACAGGCTTTAATATTTAAAGCAATTATGACTGCTTTAGGAATGGGTGGTGCAGCTGGAACAACTAATGGTTTAACAGGAGGATTGCTTGGAGGATTAGGTAAGTTATTAGGATTTACTCCAATGGCTGAAGGTGGTATAGTAAGCAAACCTACATTTGCAATGGTTGGTGAGGGTGGAGAAAGTGAAGCAGTTATGCCATTATCAAAATTAGATAATTTATTAGGTAATGCTTTTTCAAGTGGTGCAAATAGTGGTAATTCTAATAATGGTGGTCAATTTGTATTAAGAGGGCAAGACTTATTACTTTCAGTAAATAGAAGTCAAAAGGCATCAAGAATTAAAGGACAATCAATCAGTTTAGGATAATGGCTTACGGATTAAGATATACAATAACTCAAATTTTAAGGAATGGTAATAACCAAGTACTTGAGATTTATGAGAGAGATTATGTTGCTGGAATAGTTAAAACTTATCAGCCAGTATCAATAATAGTTCAGCCTAACTCAAACGAGGAGTATCCATATCCTACAATTATATCTACTCAGGTTAACTTTTCTATATTATTAGAAACGCAAGATGATTACGACCAATTCCCAGATGTGCTTAGCCAAGATGATAGAAAGTATTATGTAATACTAAAAGAAAGTACAAACGTAATGTGGAGAGGTTATATGTTTAATGATTATACTCAAATGGGTTTTTCAACTGGCATAACACAAGCAGACTTTACTTGTATTGATGGAATATCATTTATACAAAATATTCAATATATAAGAGATGATAGTATTAATCAATTAGATACTCAATTAAATGTAATTAGTGCTGGATTAAGATTATTAGAATATCCAGATGTATTGAATTTAGTTGTAGCTTGTTCATATTTTGCAGATGGGATGAATGACAGACAAGATGCAGTAAGTAACGAGCCATTTAGCCAAATATATCAGTATAGAAGGGATTTTATAGGCGAGTCTTATTATGATATTATTGGAAATATAATGAAGTCATTTAATTGTAGAATGTTCCAAGCTAATGGAGACTGGTGTATATTTTCAATGAATGAAATGGCTGCATCTACAAATTATTTTACTAAATATAATATTTTATCTACTCCTACAATAACGAGTAGTGGTGTTTTAAGTAATACAGTTAATATAGTCCCTTATGCAGATGGGAATGTGCATTTTATCAATAATAGTCAAGTAAAGCTATTAAAGAAAGGATTTTATAATATACAAGGAAGGGGTGCTTATGAATCAGCTTTAAACTATTGCGATAATGCAGACTTGAAGCTAAATGCTTTTCCTACTAATACTGCGACTGCATTTGTTTTAGGAGCAACAGGAGATTCTACTTCAACAATAGTACCAGATACAACAGGACAATTTGATTCTGTTTCTTTAGTAAGAAATACAAGTGGATTAGCTAGTATTGAAAATGGTAATTTAGCTGCTCCAAATTATTTCCTTCCTTATATTGGGGAAGTTCCTTTTAAGTTAAGTTTTGAACACGCAACTTCAACAGGTGCTAAATTGCAAATTTCAATGAATACATCAGGAGGGCTTAAATATTTAGATACAAATGGACAATGGCAATCTTCAGTACAAAATTTAACAATAGATGATAATGATGCTACATATTCAACATATACTAAAGATATTCCACCATATTTTGTAACAGGTGTTGCAATATTTGGGTATTTAAAGTTTAAGATAATATGTAATGCATCTGGAGAATCAACAGCACTAAGAAACTTCATTATACAAAGAGGAGATAGTGAAATAAAATTTATTGAAGCAAACTATGTTGCTGATAATACAATTCAATCTACTTTACAAGTATTTGAACAACCTTATGGCAATAACTATCTTACTACTTATACCTATTCATCTAATAAAGGTGTTTTATGTGCTTCAGATGGTACATTCTTAAAGGATTGGTATTCATCTTGTCCTAGTGGCACTCCTTTGGGAGCAATAGATTTAATTGTATTTATGACTTATCAAAACATAAGAAACTTAAATAAAAACGTGGCAACTGTTGAATGTGATTTAGGAGAGCATATAAGTAGTGGTGGATTTGTTTACTTAGATAAGGTATTTACAACAACAGACACAGTTACAGGAAACTTATCTTATACTGGTAAGAAATTCATTATGAATAGGGTAAGTCAAAACGCTTATGAAAATCAATTAAACTCAGTTCAACTGATTGAGGTAAGTGTAGCTGAAATAGAAGCATTTATCATTCCAAATTACATAACAGATGCAGGTCAACTTGGTCCATTCTGGATAGCACAATTTAATATTAATATAGTTTAACTTTGCAATATGGCAGATAAAGTACAAGGTAATAATATGATTCTCTATTGGCAAAATCCCAATGGAGACTTCTATCTTAATGGAGGTGTCTCAAAAGGCACAATAGGTGGTAACTCTTACTATCAATTCAGTTCTACTGAAAATGTAGGAGCTAGTGTTAACTTTACTGCAACAGGAAATAATGTTATAGCTAGATTTATTACGGATGTGAATAAACCTAATATGACATCAATTCCTGCTGGAACTTGGACTTTTAGTTCTTATGTATCTATTACAACAGATTTAACATCTAGTCCATCTTTTTACTTTGTTGTATCTAAATATAACGGAACTACATTTACAACAATAGCAACAAGTTCTACTACTGTATTGACATCAATTAATAAGACTTTATATTCTACCTCATTAACTTTCCCAGCTACAAGTTTAGATGCAACAGATAGAATAGCAATAACTATTTATCCTTTAAATGTTGGTGCAAGAGATATTACTTTTTATACTCAAGGAACTAATGTTTCTAAGGTAACTACTACAATGCCTACGGACATTCCTTTTGCTTGTTCAACAAATTGTTCTTTCTCAGTTAATGTTGACCAACTAGAAGTAACTTCTCAAACAAGTGCTTATTATAGACAATACAAAAACGACATAGCTAATTGGAGTGTGAATTGCGATGGGCTAATAACATTAGAGAATTACGGATATTTATACTTATTACAAACCCAACAAAATAGAACTCAAATAGCTATTAAATTTGCTATTGACAATGGGGTAGATGGGTTGGTAATTATAGGTGGAAATTGTAATCTTACAAGTTTACAAATAAATGCTCCTTATAAGGACATAGGCACTTATTCAGTAGGTTTACAGGGTTCTGGTGCTTATACAACTTCAGGGGTTTCAATAAATCAAAATGGTGTGATAATAACGGCAAGTAGTCAAGTGTATATGAAATCTGCAACGGCTGCTGGTGGAGAGACTACATATACTTTTGCAGATATGATAGGAAAGGTTTGTCTAGGCTTTTCAAGAGGTGGTGTGGAGGTAAGAGAGATACTTACAACAGGAACTCCTACTAACGACCAGATTAAGTTTACAAGTGCAAGTGGTGTGGTTACTTTTGGAAGGGCATTAGAAGCAGATGAATTTATTAGAGGAATATTTCAATAATTAATATGAGTAATCAATTACAAGTATCAGGAGAAGCAAAAATTAGGGCTATACAAGGGCCAGTAGTAGCTAATAGTGGTGTAATAACTGCCTTAGATGGTGATGCTTCTGAATATGTTAGAGGAGATGGTACTTTAG